TATTCCATGCCAAAAATCATCATAAACTAACCCTCCATTTATAGAGCGTTGAATTTTCAGCTTAAATCTTCCTTGATCCGAATTTTGTAAACTATTCGGGATTGTATATAAAGGAGAAGATACTGATGGAATGTTCATTTGAAACTCAACATTTGATGCCTTAATAGGTTGATACCTTTCATCCCCCTCTCCCTTGTATGTTAAAACAAAACCATCTCCCCCACAAGTGAACTCAGTCGTTCCAGCTGGCGATGTCGAATCGTATATCGATAATTTGTAAGTAACACCCTGATCCGATGTGAACTCTGAAAATGCGAACTCTGTTCCTAATGCCATTAAATTGTAATTTTCATTATCCTATTCTTGCCTGTCTTGTTCCTTGTTTATTATTTGCCAGCCAAATATCTTCGCCCCTTAATACTCCGTAAACCTCAATCGCTTGCGTTCCACCTCCAAGCATTCCGTTTAGTTTAGATAATGGCGCAATCACCTCTGGATCGCTTGCAGCTCCAACATTATCCCCAACGAGTGCGGCTGTTGGCCCGAATGCCAATCCACCTTCAGCAAGAGCCGGAAGTGGTTGTGCAGAAATAGCGGCAACTTGAGCAGCACCCAGTATTCCGATTGCAGCCGCCAATGGAGGAATCCCAATGTTCTGAGCAACAGCAACAGCGGTTGCAATTATGGCTTGAAATATCGCTTGTTTCTTTTCAGCTTTTGCTTGTCTTAGTTGTATCTCTCTCCGCTTTTCTCCGGCTGTTTTCTGTATGCCGGTGATTGCTGTTTCTTTTTGTTCCGCTGTCATTCTTGATGCTTCAACCGCTTCAATCTCTTTTTGTGTTTGAAGGTCTAAATTCATAAATTCGTTTTTGAATCTTTGGTCTGAAATAGCTCCCATTCTACCAACGATGTCCGCAAATACTTGTCCAACAGATTGTATCTTTTCAGCAGCAGTTTCTCCAAACGATTCCCAGCCAGCTTCCATATCAGTAAAGAAGCCCATCATTTTGTCCGAGAACTTAGATATTTCCTCCCCTGATGTTTTAAGCGTTGCCGTTAGCATACCACCGCCACCAGAGGGAGCGATTGATTGAATAGGTGTGAAGCCACCGCCCTCATCTCCTCCGCCACTTGGAACAACACTTCCACCCCCCTGAAAAGGAGCGGCCATTGCGGTTTTGATTTTCTGACCTATGTCCTCCATTGTTTCTCCAAACCCCTTCCACTCGGTTTCAACATCATCAGGATTCATTGCTCCTGATTCCATTGTGGCAGCCATTCCATCAAGCGTAGCGGCTGTAGCGAGTAAAGCTGGATTTCCGCCAGAGATTCCTTTTATTAAGCCTGAAACTATTTTTGTAATTGTTGGCCCAGTTTTTAATATCGAACCAATAAAGGCAGTCCAGTTTTCAGTAAGATAAGCGATTCCAACAGCAATAGCAGTAAATCCAGCTGTGGCCGCCAACATTGGAATTGAGAGCATTGATAATGCGGTTGACACGCTTCCAATTAAAGTCAACATTGGCCCGAGTCCCCCAGCAACTAATCCAAGAGCAATAATGAATCCTTTTGTTTTTGGTTCAAGCTCTGAAAAAGATGTGATAAAATTACTAATTCCTTTCACTACTTTTACCACTATCGGAAGCAGCGTTGCGCCAATCTCTATTCCTACATTTTGTAAATCAACAAGAGCTTGCTGCATTTGATGTCCAGCCGTTTCTGAAATGGTTTTCATTCCCTTCTCAACATTCCCTTGAGAATTATTCATCCCATCCAGCACCTCTTTGTAGGTATTAGCTTGAAGTCCCATTGTAGCAAGCGCACCAGTAACAGCTTTGGAGCTTCCAAACATATTCATCAAACCTTCATTGTTTCCTTCTAAAGCACCAAATAAATGTTGGAGTGTTCCCATCAAGCTCTCATCCATCATTGAGCCTAAATCTTGACTTGATAACCCTATTGAATCAAGTATCTCTTTTTGTTTTTCAGATGGTTTCAACAAGGATTGCATCAACGCTCTCATTGATGTCAATGTTCCAGCGGCATCACCACTTAGTTTTGACATTGTAGCTGAAGCAGCACCAAGCTCTTCCATTGAAACACCAGCGGCCGCAGCGGTTGGAATAACAGAGCCGAGCTTGTCCATAAACTCACCAGCTTCAAATTTACCTTGTTTTAAAGTTTCGTGAAGTAAGTCACCAGCTTTAGCAGCACTCATTCCTTCATCAGCGTAGGCGGTCATTATAGAAGTTAAGGCGTTGGCAACGGAATCCATCTCACCCATTCCCATTGCGGCAGCTTTAGCAGCAACATCCAAAGTATCTAATGCTTCAGTTCCCTTGAGTCCAGCCGATGTAATAAAGAACAAACCTTCAGCTAATTCTTTTTGACCAACAGCGGTTGTTGAGGAGATTGATTTGATTCCTTGCTCGTATGCCTTCACCTCCGTAGCGGTAGCACCTACAAGTGTTTGAATTTTAGTGAGTGAAGTTTGGAAGTCCACAGCCATCTTCACAGCTGCACCACCAGCAAGAGCCAAAGGCATTGAAACGGAGCGTGTAAGATTTCCTCCCACTTGCTTCATTGATTTTCCGAATTTACCAAGTCGTTTCTGAACTCGATTCATTCCCTTTTGGAAGCGAGAATCGTTCAGTCCCACAAATATATTTAAGCTCTTTTTTCCCATTATTTCTTAACTAACAATTCGTGCAATGAAATTTCTTTTTTCTCTTTATTCTTTGCTTCAATCTTTGCAACCTTTTTGGCGGCTAAGATTCCAGCTCTTCTCTTTTTATCAATATCAATTTGCGCTTCACTTTTTCCATCAATCGGAAGATACATAATATCTTTCGGTTGTAACTTACTCCCTTTCTTTAGATGCGGCTTCAAGGTATAACAAGCTAAAACTCTTGTCATATTCCATCCATGAATCTGTTCATCTTCTATCGCTTCGAGATACCCTCTTTGTTTCAATAAGAATGCTCTCATTGTAATGTCCCAAAACTCATCGGGAGTCATATTCATTCTCCCATAAGCGTAAGATTCTATTGAATCCCAATTTACTTTTTCTTCCCTTTGGGAGCTTTGCCCCCTTTCACATTTCCCTCTGGCTCGGTGTTGTATTGATCCGCAAATATATTCATTGCCTTTGTAAGGATATCCATATCATCATCCAGCCAGTCACTAATATCTTCAATGTTGATTGAGAAATCTTTTCCAGCTTTTCTGTGGCCATCTTGCAAGCCAGCTTTGATAAGGTGAACGGAATCATCCAATGTCATGTCAACCCCTATTGAGCTAAGGTCGTTGAGTGTTTTATCGGTGTCTTTACAGAAGATTCTTAAAGCGTTCATTCCGTAGCGGATAGGATATTCTTTTTCGTTGATTGTAATTAGTTCGTACATTTTGTTTCTTTTGTTGATTAGTAAAAAATTGAAAGGGAGAGGACCGAAGTCCAACCCCCAATCAACAATGTTTTTAAGATGTTGTTACTGTTCCAGTCATCTCGAATGAAGCAGAGAAAGTCGAGCTGTCCTCAACCCCCGAATCCACACTTAATGATGTGCAGTACCCCGTTCCTTGATAGAATTGGTCAGTACCATCAGCAGTTGCGAACTTGATAGTCAAAGCAGTTCTTGCCACCCATGCAGCGTATAATTCCTCAAATCCTTCAGCCGCATCTAAAGCAGTCATTCCCTCTGATTCGATTGTCCAGCTTCTTTGTCCTTCCAAGATTTCTCTGTAACCAGCTGAATCTTTAGTTGATGCATCTCTCGTTTCCATTGAGAAAGAGATTGACGCAGAAGTGGAGTGTGTAATTGCAGTACCACCTACATAAACAAGTAGGTCAGTTCCGTTAATAATTCCAGTTGTTGCCATTTTCTTTTAATTTAATCGTTAGTGTTTAATTTTTCTTCTTTCTTTTTGGACTCTTTCTTTTCAGCGAACAATCCTTTTTTCTCAAGTTTTTCAAATAGTTCTTGGTCTATGTTTATGATTGTTCCACCTTTGACAGTTTTTAAACCATCTCGCTTCCAATCTTTTTTCAATTCAATTTTCATATCTATAAATTTAACTTCGTTTCTGTCTAAGTTGAAATCTCATATTCGAAACATACAATCCATTCTCTCCAATATCTTCCAAGAAATCTTGATCCATTCCTTGAAAAGAAATAGATTGAACTTTCACTAATTGTCCAGAGGAAGGAGGGTATTGACCTTCAATTTTATAGTCAAGAGCAGCTCTCACAGCTTCTTGTCCAGTGCATAGGTTGGAATAATTTTCGTTGAACGCTTGAATTTCTATATCCACTACATCCAATTTTGATTCTCCATTTATTCCTTTAGCGTTTGAGGGATTGGTGCTAGATATATTCACAACAATCATAGGGTAATAGTTAGAACTGTAAACAGCTTTCACTGGATATATTCTGTCCCTATACATTGAATACACATCAGAATCATTACTTAAAATGTAAAAGATTGCCGCAATGCTATTTCCCCAAGTGTGTGCCATTTAGCTTATGTTTATTCCTTTTCGTTTAGCTGATTTTTTTATCACATCAGCAATTGAGCTATATAATGATGATAGCGTTTGATTTCCTTTTGAGTTTACAACTTGAGGAAGCAATCCTAAACCAAGATATTGGTCACCTTTGCCAAAGGGTTTGAATCCATACTCTAAAAAATAAAAGTAGAATCCAGACTGAGCATCCGCCCAGCTCTTTCTTGATTTTGCATTCGCTTCTCTTTGTGCTTTTGTATCTCCTT